TTCTTCTTCTAGATGGATCAGGGGTAACTGATGACATCATGTAACTTAATCTAGGAAGTTGATTTTCAATACGAGTACCATCATTTATTGAAGAAGTTTCTAATAATCTTCTAATAAATTTTTCTTGAGGTGCATAAGTAATGGGAACACGAATTGTTAAGGGAGTAACAGCATCATCGGGATTGGTGTGTTGTACATCAATATTACTGAAGAGCGATCCAAATCCAACTACAAGTTTTCTTAAATTTTGATTATAAAAGTAATTAAACATTTATCTTCCTATTAGCACGGTTCATTTTTATCAACATTAAACAAGTCTGCTTCATCATCTATAATATCATTTATTCCAGCAGTTGTACCTAGAATATTATTAAGAGGAATTATTACACCACCAGATAGACCCTTAGTTGTCTTAGATACATTATCAAGAGCTGTAATATTAGTATTAATCTTTTCATAGCTATAAGTGAATAGTTCAGCAGTTATATAATATGAATACAATTTTCCCAATGGATAGAATGGATTTTCATGTTCTACAAAGTTTATTTCAAATAAAGATTTTGATGCAGGAAAATATATAAGATCACCTTCACGGGGTCTAGTAATTGTTGTATCATTAATAGTAACTTCTTCACTAAACCGTTTTCTTGCAAATACCAAAGTAACTTTGTCTTTAATTTCAATTCCAAATTGAGATATGATATCAGTACCTTCAAATCCTTTATAAGACTGCAAATACATTTCTAGTGTATATGTTTTAGTAAATGATGAAGCTGGATTTTCACCAAATATTTTATCTATATTCAGATACTGTCTAGGAACATATAAACAATCTTGACCAGTTGCTTTTATGATTTCAATAGTCATATCTTCAACAAGATTTTGTTCATTTCCGTAATTATAAAAATAAGGATTGACTGCCATTTTATCCTATCATTGGGTCCACAGGTAGTTCCTGTGTTTTTAGGAGAGTGAGTTCAATTTCTCTAAGTTCTGATACGGCTTCATTTAATATTGCTGCAGCATTTAACATAGCCCCACCAGGTAAAGGAACTCCTGAGAATTTAATTAAATTTTGACCCCATTGTTTCTTTAATAATGCAGTATAATATCTTTTAAATATTCTGTCATTCCAAACTTTTTCATATTTATATGGATCAATCTGAACATATGCTTCAACCATTAAATATTTTCCATTTGACATTGACGAATAATCTGTATCCAAAAATAATGTATCGGTTGTACGAGTATATGTGTAAGACACTGGATAATTAAAAACATCATTAATAAGCTTAACATAACTCATGGCTTCCAGATATGTTGCCATAGGTCCAGATGGAGTAGCAGATTGGTTATTATAAAGACCAAAGAAATCAAATAAAGTCATCTGATATCTTAAATCAAACATATAATCACCAACCTCATTAGTTGGTGTAAAAACTTTAGTTATTGTTCTTATATCTGTTGCAGCAGGCCAATATCCTGTAGAACCATCTTCATTGCTTTTTACTTTAGCACCTAATGCATTTCCAAAAGTAGTAGTATTAAAAGATTTGGCAACAATATCTTCAGGAGTTATAAGATATACGTAAAGTGCTCTCTGATTGAAGTCAAAATGACGTTCAAACATATATTCTAAGGCTTCATCCAATCTATCTTCAGCTTGCTGGGGATCTATATTAATCTGTAATACAGGAGCTCCAAGAGATCTAAAACAATAGTTGATAAATTCTTGTCTTGTCGTGGGTTTCGCCATTATACAAATATTTATGAATTCTCTATAATTTTATTTACCTCGGCTATCAGATTTTCTTTTTCTTCTGATCTACCCACAGTTACCTGTATTAAATCTAATAAGTCTGTATCAAAATTTTCAATTTGTTCTTTTCTTTCTGGTGAAAGAATAGAATTTGGATCATAGTTAGTAAATCCAGGTAATTGTAATGGACAATTTAAACTAGGGTAGTCTAATTTGGCATATTCCCCGTCAGCTTTTATTAACCAAGTATTACTATTATCACCACAACCGCAACCACCACAATAAAAGTATTCAGATGTGTTACTTTTTCTTAAATTGTGACAAGGAGAAATATCCCCATACCCAAAACAAGCAACTGTTCTAATTTTTTTAGTTATTAAATCAGTCTTATTATTTGTTAAACCGCGACTAGCTAGAGCCATAGCTAATGAAACCATTTTTTTAAACATTTTTATACACTTTCATAAACTACAGTCATTCCTGCTGGAATAACATGTTCAGACAAAAATAATTTATGCTTCTCTAATACATTGGCTTTTATATTTACTACACCGGGAGCCGAAGTATATACTTCGGTTGTTGAATACGGCATATCTAATAAAGATGTTAAAACATATTTTATAGCTTTATGTGTTCCTTTTATATCAAAATACGAACCATGTACTTGAATTGAGAATCGTCTTATATTTGGTAATGTATCAGATAACGCATCACTTGAAAAATCTGCTGTAGGAAAATAACTTTCAGCAATACCTTGTAATAATTTATAATCAATACTCATACCACAACGAATATTTTCCCAATCTAATTGAGCACCATATCCATATTTAAGACTAAAAAGCCATCTAAGATAATTTTTAAATAATGGAATAACCAATACATTTTCAGTATTGTCATCATATTCTTTAATAATCCATGAGGGAAATAAAGATTTTATAGTTAGATTATCACCAAACCAGTATTCGCCTTGAATATTATAAAATTCAGAGCCATAATATTTAATTACCTTTTCGACAAATTTGTCAACTTTGACTTTTAAAGATACTGGAAGATGATGAAATAATAAAATCATAGGGTATAATTAATTGTTATTCCGGCTGGACCTATATTAGATAAAAATGTTAATAATGATGTTTGATCTGCTGGTGACAATGAAGCGTTTACATAAACATTTACTGAATATGGAGTTACTCCATTTGAAACAGTAATTGAACTTTCATCATCTGTGCCAAAAATTCCAGAAGACATTATAGCGTATTTAAGATCATTTAATGTGACCCAACGTTTTCTACCGTTGCCATTAAATAATACTGTTGCTCTAGCACGTTCTACACTCAAATTATCATAACCACCAGATGGTGTAGGGTTGCTTACAAATATAGTAGAACTTAGTGGAGTTATTGTTGCATCATTACCTTTACTACCATTAGTAGTCAATCCAATAACTTCAACACGTACATTTAAATCAATTGGAGTAGAATTAATAAAATTATTAGTAACCATGTAACCACTAGGTCCATTGATTACTGTAAAATAATTACCAGAAGTAGTTGCTTCTGAACCCCTATCAACTCTTGTGTAAGCAGTCATCACATTAGTTGTAACATTAGTAGTAACAAAAGTAATTGTACGTGGATCAACAGTTAATGGAACCATTATATACTGACCCTCAAAATTATAATCAGTATAACTTACAGCCTGTGTACCAGAATATAAGGTATATACATTGGTACCTATAGCAATATCTTCAATATTAAAAAATAATATATTAGTTCCATCTATGGCTTGTGATGAAAATGAAGTATATGCAGGAATAACTGCTGAAGCTTCTAAAGTTATATCTGTGTTTGCTGATTGAATAAATGGTAATACAATAGATTCATTTGCAGCTAATCCAGAAAATGATTCTAGATTTTGTGCAGAAATTTTAAATGATTCATTAAATCCAAAATAACTATAAGCACCATTATAGGCAGTAGCTGTAGCCAATATATTAATAAACATATTTGCTGCACTAGAAGAATTTTTAAAATCAATACTAGATAAACTTGGTTGTGCCGATAAAAAACGAGTTAAAGAATTTACTATATCAGTAAAGTCTAAAGAAGAAACATTCAAATCTTTTGTATTATATGCCATTATATGTTTACCTCAATATTGCAATATATATTGCCTTGTAATTTTATTCCATCAAAATAACCAAATTTAACTTTAAACTGCAATATACTTTGAGTATAAGAAAATAACTCAACAGTAACATCTGTTACACCTTGAATAGAGGCTTGAATATAATGTGACATAGTATTTTCTAATACTTCTTTATTACTAATAGGGTCAAATATATAAACATAATAATCTGAACCAAAATTTTTATCAGATGTTAATTCTCCCTTATTAGTATTAAATAAATGGGATATCTTTTGTACAATACTATTATAGCCACTTACCATAGCGATATCAGTAGTGCTATTAGTAGTTGGTATTTTTTCAAGGAGTATTGAAAAATCTGTATTCTGCATTAAAATTATTTATCTGGAATCTGAGTTACAGTTAAAGCTGTCTCGTGTGTTCCACCACTATTTAAGATATGTTTAACAGAAAGTATCATATATAACCCCGAAAATATAGACTTACCGGTATTTATAGGGGTTCGAGTTGGATGGTCTACTAATAGTTCAACTATAAACCCCGGTCTTATATTATAATCACCAGCAACAGTCAATTCAATTTTTGTTTGATATTTTAATCCATCCAAAAATTCTCTTCTATCTACTGGGACTTTAACTGGGGTTTTCCAAAAAGTAGCAACATTTAATCTGTGTTTTAGGTATGCAGCATAGTTATCACCAACTTCTGGGCATACACAACTAAACGGTGCTTCTGGAGTTCCCCACAGACAACCTAACCAGGAAGGTCCTAAAGATGACTTTATACCTTCGCATTCTCCACCAGTCAAACCAGTTAAAAGATCTCTTAATACCAGAGTTCCCTTTGGTGCAACAGTCCCAGTAGGTCCCGTCCACAAAGTTGATGGAGTAACTCCCAGTCCTTCTGAAATTTTCTTAATTGCTGGAAAATTATCAAAACATGCTTGTAAAGTTGGAGGAGATGATGTTAAACCTCGTGTTATTTCAGAATTGACACAATCATAACTGTCACGTGATGTAACAGGTGTTAGTGCATTTTTAGCAATAGTATACGGATATATTTTTATTTGATTTGTATTAGGCATAATATGGTATTATGTTGGACATGTTCCATCTAAGATATTTTCTGCAGTAAAGTAATATAAATATTTCCCATCATATGATGAACTGTACTCAGTTACTGGTACACCTGCAGTATTAATAATATCTTTCCATGATCTTTTATACATTTTTACCACATGCTTTATAGGTGCAGTACTTGCAGGAACCCATGTTGTTAAAACACCTATTGGTCTATATTGAAACCCCGAAGGTGGAGCATTCCATCCTGGAGCATATCTTGCATCAGTTCCAGTAACACTATTATTTGCTTCATTTAAATTAATTGCATAAGTATCAACATTTGCTGCAGATGGAGTTGGTGCAGATTTTATATTTGGATCTAATACCCAGTGTGATAACTCCATAATATCTTTTGGAGTATAGAACTGATTTGGATCATTAGTGACAGTAACAGGAGAAAAATTAATTTTATTCCAACCATATATCCATTTAACTCCAGATCCTCCACCAATAGCAGAAGGATTTTCACTAACTGATGTCAATACTGCAAAGAATGAATCGTCACTATCATTCCCCATACAACATAAAGAATACATAACAAAATTTTGTAATTCTATTTTTCTTATTAATTCTAATTGATTATTGGCAGTAGACCCAGAAACACGAACTAAAGAATTATATTTTATATCTAAAACTTTTTGTAAGTTACTACCAGAAGCATCATCCGATGATGGTGTCTGTGTAGGATAATATGGATCTAAAGGAGTTAAATCAAATACATTTTTCCACATTTCACCATTATCAATAAATTCATAGGCTCCTGAAACTCCAGCAAGGTTAAATGCTTTATAAGATTTTTCTACTCCATATTGATTTGACATATATGTAGATACTGAATTTTTATTAGATCCCAAACCATCATCTACATATCCCCATTCTCCAGAATATTCTAATTCTTCAGAGCCTTTTGCAAATCCATTTATACCCGAAGTATTTCCTACTATATCAATATTATATTTTAAACCTTCATCTAGAAATTGATAAGCCAAATCACTATATGTGTTTCCACCTGTTCTAGGAAGATCTAAAATTTTTGGAGTTTTTCTTACATAATAATATTGTTTAGTTATAAACTGTATACCTTGGTTGGTGCTGTAATTGTATATTTTTTTATATACATTACCGTTCATTGCTTGTTGTGACTGATCACCAGAATAAATTGCATAACGCAAATTATAATCGTTTAAAGCCAATTTTCCCTCAACATCATCTGCAACTGAAGATATATATTTTAAATTAAGATAATTACCCCAATTGGTCCAAAATACATATCTTGGTTTATTACTATAACTAGAATAAACACCACTAGTTAATGGAACAGAATAATTAGTAAGATAATTTAAATATTCTGGAATATTATCTGCAGGGACTTCAGTTCCATCTAATTTAGGATTTAAAGCCCTATAACACATATAATTATCTGTTGGAGATATAATTCCACCAGTTTGTAAATACGGGTTTCCAACTTTTTGAATAATTTCTTCAAAAAACTTATCTATTCTGTATACTTTAGATTTTGGATTATTTAAAACAGTTGCTAAAGTATTTTCTTGACAATAAAAGTAAAATTGATTACTAAACTGTATAGAAGCATATGATTCTTCAGTGGCAGATGCAGCATTATTTAAATTGGCAACAGCATGAATTCTAAATGTATCTGTTCCACCACTTTCATAAACAAATTTTATATAATTGATACCATATTGATCAACTCTAGAAATAAAATCGGCTTTATCTTTTACAATTAAAACACCAGAAGGAAAAACATCAAATAAACTTTCTGTTAATTCTAATCTATGATATTCACATTCTTCATTACTTGTGAATATGTTTAATGATGTGCTAGCATCATCATTTTGTAAAAATATCCCAACTAAAGGGGAATTAAAAGGATTTGATTTAGGATTCATATACCAGAATATTTAGGTGTCACTAGAGTAGATAAAGATGAAGGTAAATCTAAAGAAGAAATGACATTAATTTGTTTTGTTTCACTTGTAATCTCTTGATTTACTGTAATGTTATTACTACCAGTAAGAGATGAAGTTATAAAATTACTTACAGTATCAACTTTTTCTCCACCACGTGTAGTAAAAATTTGTTTATCATTTTTAGTACTAACTTGTTTTTCTGTACTATCAGTAAATTTAATACTATTATTAGCATTTACACTATTAGCAGTAGAAAAATAAGTATCGCCACTATATAAAAATGTCAAATTGGTTACAGGTGTGGGGGATGGGTATATAAGTGGTGATTCTCCATCTCCCGTTAAATAACCAGGTTTTACTGTTGTAGACGTGTTATAAGAATTTGATTTTTCAACAAGAGCAAAACTTCCATTTAAATTAAAATTACCAACATAAGAATAATCCCACGGATTTCCCGAGGTTGATCCAAGATATTCTGTTAGTATACTTCCTGCTGGAGGATTAAAGGTAATACCTGAAGGAGAAAAACTGGTTGATGTAACTGTTATAGGGTTAAATGAGG